CAACAACCTCGAACACAAAATACAACCATGGTTCGCCAATCAACAAACTGATATATAGACCATTGAGAAAACAGATACTGAATACGGAGAAGATTTATTAGAATTTGTGGGAAATAAAAGTATAACACCTGCTTATGTAGTTATTGACCCTTCGGCTGCCAGTTTTAAAGCTTTACTTCGCAAGAAAGGATTAAGAGGTAAAGTAGCGGATGATACTATAAACGCAGATAATAAGGTTTTAGAAGGAATCCGTCATGTATCCTCTTTACTAAAAAAGAAGATGTTATTATTCCATAAAGATAATTGTAAAAACACTATAAGTGAAATGAAATCTTATGTATGGGATGATAAAGCTTTAAAAAACCAAGCAAAAGAAAAGCCATTAAAAATAGCAGACCATGGACCAGACGCAGTACGTTATGGTTGTTTTACTCTTATAAACCCAAGGAGGTATAATAGTGCGTCGTAACAAAAATAAAAATAAAAAAATTATACGTGCCAAAGCAACAGACGCATTTCAAAACATGTTGGCACGTATGGGTGCTTTTACCCCTAGCTTACTAGAGGGTACTAATTATCCACTAACTAGACTTACAAGAAATTTTAAATTAATGAATTCTTTATATCGTAGCCATTGGATAATTAGAAATATCATTGATGTTATTCCGCAGGATATGACCAAAAACTGGATTAAGATTACATCTAACTTAACACCAGAAGCAATAACAGAATTAAAATCTGTAGAACGTAAAACAAGTATTATAAAAAAGATAACACAAGGCTTACGTTGGGGAAGGTTGTATGGCGGTGCTTTAGGTATAATGCTAATAAAGGGGCAAGGGGAAGATTTAAGTAAACCTTTAGATTTAGATAGTATAATGCCTGGAGATTTCAAGGGAATGCTTATTCTTGATAGATGGAATGGTTGTTATCCTGGTACAGGATTAGTAACAGATATATCAGACACTGAATATGGGCTACCAGAATATTACTATGTAACAGACCCAGAAACTAATATAAATATTAATATTCATCACAGCCGTGTTATTAGGTTTACCGGAGATGAATTACCGTATTGGGAATGGTTAGCAGAACAATATTGGGGAGCTTCAGTAATAGAATCGCTTTTTGACGAACTAAAAAAACGTGATAATGTTAGTTGGAATATAGCAAATTTAACATTTCTAGCTAACTTAAGAGTATTGAAAATGAGTGATTTAGGTCAGCTTTTATCAACTACAGATGTTAACAGCCAAAGAGAATTATACGATACAGTACAATCTCAAAATTGGCTAATGAACAATTTTAGTATGCAAATAATAGATAAAGACGATGATTTTAGCACTCATCAGTATACATTTAGTGGATTAAGTGATGTTTACCAGCAATTTATAATGGATATAAGCGGTGCAGCTGGAATTCCTGTTACTAGATTATTTGGTCGTTCCCCTGCTGGATTAAACGCCACTGGGGAAAGCGATTTGCAAAACTATTATGACAAGATAGAAGAAAAGCAAGAAAGTGCATTGAGACCAATAGTAGAAAAATTATTACCAATAATAGCAATGAGCACATGGGGAGCTGTTCCAGATGATTTAGACTTTAGATTTAATCCAGTACAACGAGCAACAGAAGAAAAACTTGCAGATATTGTTGCTAAGAAATCAGCTGCTATTCGAGAGGCTAGAGATAGCGGAATTATTTCCGACAGAATAGCACTTAAAGAATATAAACAGATGAGTGATACTACAGGTATGTGGACGAATATTACAGATGAAGATATAGATAAGGCAAGTAATGAAATTGATATACCTGTAGAAACTGATTTTGGAATGAGAAATATTAATGGTGATTTAAATAATGAAGAACAACAAATGGAAAATGAAAAGGACAATTGAAAAAGCTTACGCTAATGCCATAAAAAAGCTAATGCAGGGACTACAAGATGAATTAAAAAATCTTGATAGTCCTTTTTTAATTGCAAGCACAATAAAGTCCTTGGCTAGACAGCCTACATTTATAAAAAAAGCTGAAGCGTTGGCTAAAGGAATGATTACTCAACTTTTTTCCGACAACGCAAAGTCTTGGAGACAAGCTGCTAATAAAGGTAGCCAAGGTAAGATGATATATAAAGAATTACAAAAAGGATTAACTGGGGAAATAAGAGCAACTTTTAATAATTTGATAAATCAAAATGCAAATTATATATCATCTTTACCTTTGGATATTGCTAAATATGTTGATAGGCGAATAGCTAAGGGAACTTTAGAAGGGAAACGTGCTGTAGATATATGTGATGAGATACTAAGATATTACCCACATATAAGTAAAACTAGAGCACAATTAATTGCAAGAACAGAAACAAGCAAAGCCCAAACTGCATTAACAAGGGTAAGGGCTCAATCTATCGGTCTTAATTGGTATGTATGGCGTACTAGTGAGGATAGTAGAGTAAGAAAAAGTCATTCTCATATGGATATAAACATATCTATTTGATAGACTGAATAGTTTGATACATGGAGTCTTTAGACGATAATAGCCCAGTACCTTACTTGATAGGTACTGGGCTAGGTGACACCGTTAGAGTGTCCCTCTCTTCTTCATTTGCTTCTTTATCACCCTTTCTTTTGTCTTGCACTGTTCTGCAAAGTCTGTGTTTTCATACTTTAGTCGGTTTTCTGCTATTGCTGCTGCTTGTCTGTTCTGTTTAATTCTCCACAATCTTTGTGGGTTTTCGGCTTCCATCATTTTTTCATAATAACGTGGAATTTGTGCGTGCTTGCCGTTTGTGCATTGGATATATCCTTGTCTCCAGATCTCTGCTTTGTGTTCTTGATAGTAGTTATCTCCTAGGCCTGGTTTAAGACTCATACATGCAAAAGGTTTTTGTTGCCCTAGTTCGTAGTATGCGTTTGCTTTTTGACCGTCAATTTCGTACATCTTTTTTGTAACGTACCCAGCAACATATCTATATGTTGCTGGTACTGCTTGTGCTATTTGTATTTGACCCATGCCCCATAGGTCTGCCAGCCATTTACTCGTGAAATATCCGTTGTGTTGTATCTTGTATAGGTGCTCTAGGTCTGTTGGTCTCCATCCATATAGAATCATATGGTAATGTGGCCTTGCCGTCTGTTCTCCGTATTCTCCCGCTACGAAATAGCGTAATTTGCCTCTATAAGCCTTCCTGAGGCGTTTTAAGAACTTTTGAACGTCGGTATATAGTAACGTTTGGACGCTTTCTGGACGCTTCTCTCCCGGTTTCCAGACGTATTGCACTTTTCTCATGATTTCGCCTGTGTTTACAATCATTCCTGGTACATGGTCATCGTCATAGGTTAATGTGATAAACCACACTTCTTCTTTCGGATAGTCTCGTGCTTCTAATTCTATACGTGTTGCCCAGTCTTCTCTTTGTCTTATTCTGCATCCGATGCACTGTCCGCATGGTATCAGCATTACATCTTTTCTAAACATCAAATCTTCATATTTGAGCTGCTTTCCCGATATTTCAGAAAAGCGGGCAAGTGAATACACCCGCCCGCTTATGTCTTTGTTTTCCGGGTTGTACAGCCGTATTAACGGTTTGTAACAACTCACTTTTTAATATCACCGCCTTTTCCGCCGTGTGTTACTCCGGCCTTACTTTTGTGTTTTTCGCTTCCTTTTGGTACGTTTTTTTCAATTGCTTTGCTTGTGTCTTCTCCGATTTCTGTTAAGGCCTTTTGCAGTCCGTAAGGCGTCATTTGTGTAGAACTGAGCATCTGCTGCCAGCTTTGCGCTGCATTGTACCAGTCGCTTTTGCTCCAACTGTTGCTTTCGTATGCGTTAGGTACAAATCCTCCGCTTCGGCTTACTCCTAGCGCGCTGCTGCTTGCAAGTCCCATACTTGCTCCACTGATTGTTCCTGCACTTCCTCCCGGTGTGCTTGCGCCGCCGTTTGCGAATGCTAAGATAGGGTTAATCCCTGCTTTTTTCATGTCCTCAACGGCTCGCTGGTACGCTGTGTTTGACATGTGCTCTTGCCAGTCCCTGTTTGCTAGTGCTTCTGCGCTGTTGTAGTTCATTGCTACACTGTTTTCGATGTGGTTGTATACGCCTTGCATGATTGCTTGTAGCGTGTTATAGCCCATCTGTTTTAACATACTCTGGCTGTTGTATTTGCCTTGCATGGCTGCTTCTTGTCCTTGGTATGCGTATGCCTGTTTTAGCCAGTCATTGACTTGCTGCACGTTGGTGCCCGATTGACTTCCGCTTTCGGAGTGTCCACCGCCTTGGCTTGTGCTGCCGCCGCTACTTTGGCTATTGCCTGTCTGCCCCCATCCGCCAAACGCTCCGGCTACGTTTTTAGCTGCTCCTGCAAAAGTTCCGATTGTGTTTGCTACGTTTCCCGCTACGTTTAGTGCTGTTAAGAACCCAGATAATCCACTCATTTAAAAATAGCCCGGATTTCTCCGGGCTTCCTCCTTTCTTACAGTTTGTACAAGCCCGGTACACTGTACAACGGCATCCGTCTTGTGGTTTTGTTTGCTACTCGGATAGCGCCGAAAAATTGCGGCTCATTCTGCACGACGAGTGTGCGTGCAATTTCGGTCTTGCCTTCTCCCATCCATTCCTGCGACAGTGTTGGTACGGTTGAATAATTGTCTGCGTAGTGCCAGAAGTCCAACGTGCCACTTGCGTTGCTTCGCATGAGGCCGCTTACCCGGTTTGGTTTCATTCGGTAGTCCGCCCAGGCCTCCTGGTAGCCGAACGTTTCTTCGTCCGTTGTCGTGCCGGTCAACATGATTTCCTTTTTCTTTACGGGCTGCTCTCCCAGGTTTGCAAACTGCGGTACATAGTAGTCCAGTCTGTCTTCTCGACTCCAGAAACGCTCCAAGCCCTGCTGATAACTGCGATTGTGTCGCACACAACAGACACCAATTACAAACCCATGCTCTTCAAAAGATTTGGTAAAAGAGCTTTCGTTTATCGGTGTCACTGACATTGCGCCAGTTTCGCCCAGCGGTGAATTATTGTTTTCCGCTGTCTGCACGATTTGGTTGATATTGACGTGGTATCTGCCACCGCCCAGGTATTCTGGAATCTGTACCGTTTTGTCGCTGATAGTTACATCCCACAGTGCTTGTACCTGTTCGCGGTATCGGCTGCCGCCTCGTGCGAGCGCTTCGTAGTACTGCTGTACTGCAATTGCGTTTCGCAATTCGTTAATGGTTGTTGCTTCTACTGTGCTAAGGTCTGTGAACATCCAGCCGCCTGCGCCCGTTTCTCCTGCAGATGTTCCGCTGAATTCCATCTGCATTTTTTCATTGGGAAGACCGGTCGGTTTTAGGTATGTTAGTCCTCCCGGTGCATTTGATGTGCTTGTACTGCCTAACACCATTTGAACTGGGTTTTTGAACTCTTCGTATCTTCCATCTGAACTTCCTAATCTTACTGGTGCATTGCCGGTCATCGGCACGGTCACTTCCGGCCCGCGCTGAGGATACGGTAAGCAGCTGGTAAAATAGTCATGGAATTTGTTTACTGGTAAGCATCTGCCACCGCCTACTGCTTTTATTAAGATTTGGTTTATATCGCTTTCTTTTTCTTTGCCGTCTTGATAATTTATGTTGTTGTCATCGGTTTTGATGGTTGCTGCATTATCTACGTTTTCATCTCTGAAAAATTCATTCCAGATTTTTACATATGCTCTGATTGGTAGTGCGTTTACTTTAAAAGTGTTTTTAACTAGCGTTGGGACTCCCATATAATCTAGGATTGATCCTTCATACGGTTCCGGATTTTCTTTTTTTCCGTTGATGACGATCTGTGGCACTTTATATGTCTTTTTTGGCATCCATGGCGTTTCCTCTACTTCTCCCATGAACTGCTTGAAATTATCCCATAGGATTCGGTTTGGACAATAGAAGTAATAGAAGTCAATGAATGCATCGTCCATCACCGGATACTTCGGTGTGCTCATTCGAATGATTGCTGCTGTATTTACGTTGAAGGTATCGCCCGGTAATACTTCGTCAACATAAAATGGAATCAGCTTGCCGGAATCGAACGTTGTTAAAATTGTCTGGTCGCGGTTGAACCGCGTTCGACTTGCTTTCATTTCTGGAATCTGATTAAAGTGTCTTTCATTGTTTCGATTCACTTTTATTCCTCCTTTGTTTCAGGTTCTGTTTTCGGTTCTGCTGCTGCCATTTTTTGCAGTTCTTCGAGTTTCATGGCGTTTGCCTGTGCGGTCGCTACCATTCGATGATACTCGTGAATGTTCTGCGGAAATTCCGTAATATCCGTGTATGTATCGTTTAATGCTCCCTCCGACAGACTTTTCAGAAACTGCGGGTCAAAACTTGCTTTTCGGACGATGTTTTTGATGTCGCATTCGTCAGAATAGCTTTCAATTTCCTGCTGGATGTCAATCGGTTCGGTTTCCTGTAGTACTTCCTGGCCTTTTTCGTCTTTTGTCCAGACGTATTGCTTTTGCAGTTTTTCGCCTGGATTCGAAAAGAAGGGCTTTCGCCCTTCTTCGTATCGTTTATTCATGCGGCTTGCCCTCCCATACTTTTTCAGTATCGTTTGTGAACGTGCCTACTTCGTCTTCAAAGACTGCCAGTTTAAAGCCGGTATAGTCCTGGGGGCTCTGGCCGATGAAGGTCGTTTTGTCCTTCTCCATCACGTTGCACATGCGTGCGAACGTTGCATTGTTTTTGCTCTCGCCTACCCATGCATAGCACTTTGCTACGTTGTCCCACAGGCCAAAATATTCATGCTTCATAATGATTGTTCCTTTCTTTTACAGCCGGATGCCACCCCGCATGGGTTTCTGGCTGAGGTTAATCGTTTTGGTCTTGCGTGCCGTTACGTTGAACATTCGGCGGTCTTTTGCGCCGTTCATCTTCTTACGATGCTGTGCCATCGTTGTACTCCCTTCTGATTAGTTCCATTTCGATTGCGTTTGCAAAACTTTTCATCTGCCATATTTCATCCAGCAGCTTCTTTGCGTCTTCAATGCTGGATACTTTGCGCAATATTTTGTATTCGCCATCGATTTCTTTGTATTTTCGGGTTAGTATTTCTTCAAGCGCTTCTTTGGTCTGGTCTCTTACGTTCCATGTTTTGTGCATTATGGTTTACTCCTTTTCTTTTTCGTTGATGCTATCATGCAGCGCATGATAGATTTCGTCAAGCTTTTCCAAAATCTGCATCATAAGACGGATTGCCTGTTTGACGTCCTTAATGGAAATAAGTGCCATGTTATACCCCCTTTCTGTATTTTTCAGTGCGTGTGTCGATGTGTACCCACGTTTTATATACGATGATGCCGCATTCATTCGGTACGATTGCATTCAGTTTGTTGGCAATTTCTTTTGCTCCCATACCATCGATTCGTATGTCTGCTGCCATTCCTCGCATGTGGTATGAGTACTTTGCACCGCCTACCAGTTTATTCCTTCTCGGTGTCCGGTATCCGCTGTTGATGATTATCGGCTTTCCGACCTGGTTTCTGAGTATGTCTAGGATAGATACTAGGTAGCTATCTATAAAAACTACCTGTGACCCATCTTGGCAAGCAAATTCTCGCACTTTGAAGTGCTGCCCTATTTTTTCGTTTCCATCTGTGTCCATGATATAGCTTTTAATCATCTTGTCTGTCTCCCGTTTCCATCAGGATCATCTCGTTTTCTGCCGCCAGTTGTAAAATATCGGGAGTCGCTTTCTTTCCCCTGACGAACAGGATGCAGGAAACATCCGCCATCTCTGCCGTCCGGATCGTCTGCATGTTGCACAGACCCGTGACGAGGAGCACGCCGTTGCAATCCAATGTCAGGACATCGCTCATCAGGTCGCTGGCGAAGGCGCACTGCACTTCATGGTCTTCCCGGCCGTTACCACACACGACTGTCGCGCCGGTAAGTGCCATTATCTGCCGTATCTTCATTATTATATAAAGGTTATATTTGCCGGGACAATGTAAGAAATAGTTATAACTTTACAAGCGAAAAGATACGGAAAGTTATAACTAAATCATGAAAATATGGGCGTAGTAATAGGTATTGACGTAGGTGGAAGCACAACCAAGATTATCGGAGTGGAAAACAAGAGCATCCAGTCGCCGATGTTCGTCAAGGCGACCGATCCGGTCACCTCGCTCTTCGGAGCTTTCGGCAAGTATATCTATGACAACGGGATCACCTTGCCGGAGATCGAGATGGTGATGCTGACGGGTGTGGGAAGCGCTTTCATCGACCAACCGCTATACGGCTTGCCGACAGCCAAGACCGATGAATTTCTGGCCAACGGCCTCGGAGCCAAATATACCGCTTCGCTGGAAAACCTGATTGTCGTAAGCATGGGGACGGGAACTTCTTTCGTAAAGGTTGAAGGACCGCATATCCAGCATGTCGGCGGCATCGGCATCGGAGGCGGAACCTTGCTCGGACTCTCCCGCCTGCTCCTGAAAACGCAGGACATCCATCTGATCGCTGAAATGGCCCGGAAAGGGACCCTGACGAATATCGACCTCCAGATACAGGACATCTGCAACAGGCCCCTGCCCGACCTGCCGTTGGACGCCACCGCCTCCAACTTCGGAAAGGCGGACGGCAACGCCTCTCCCGAAGACATTGCTTCCGGGATTATCCACATGGTCTTGCAATCGATCGGCCAGGCTGCCATCCTGTCGGCTCTCAACAGCCCGATCCGCAATTTCGTCCTGATCGGCAACCTGACGCAACTGCCCCAGTGCAAGGAAATCTTCCCTAAGCTGGAAGAAATGTATGGCGT